AGAAGTGGCAATAAATGGCGTGGATATTTTGCTTTTCGTCAATACTGGCACCCCAGGCTCCCCAATCTGGGAAGCCGCCACCGGGCAGCGCGGGGCGACCTTCGACGAGACCACCGACGAGATCGACGCGAGCTCCAAGGACGCTCGCGCCAAGCGCGTGCTGGCCGGGCGTTACGGCAGCACGATCTCGATGGACGGCCTCTACGTGCCGAGCGAGGCGACGTATCAGGCGCTGGTGGCGGCCAACCGCAACGGCACCTTCATCCTGGTGGTGCGCCAGGAAGAGGGCGTTGATGTGGAGCAGGCGACGGCGCTGGTGACCGATATCAGCATGGACGCGCCGGATAACGACGTGGCCACCTGCTCGATCTCCCTGACCATCGACGGCGAGTGGACGCCGGTCGGAACGTGAGCGGGGCACGGGGCGAGGCCTACCTGGTCGTTGACGGGGACCAGCGCGCGATCCTGTTCACGAATCGGGCGCTGGCTGAGGCCGAGCGGCTAATCGGGAGGGCTTTGTTTGGCCTGATTATGGCGGGCAAGACAGAACTTACCTTCGAGGCGACGGCGCAACTGATCTGGGTAGGCATGGAACACGGGCGGCGTGATGCCCGTGTTGGCGGCGCTGCCTACAAGATCAGCGATGCCTGGGCGGTAATGGACGCCTGTGGCATTGGTCCCTGCGTGACCGCGGTATTCGAGGCTATCACCGCGGTGATGTCCTACGATGGAGGCAAGCAGGCCGATGAAAGCCCCCCGCTTGGGACTGGCAGCGGCTCCTAGCCGATGCGCTCAAGGCCGGGATCACGGTCGATGCGTTCTGGGCCATGACCCCGAAAGAGACGGCATTGGCTTTCGCCGGGGCGCAGTGGCGACGGGAGCAGGAGCGCGAGGCCAACGCCTGGCTGGCCTGGCACATGGCCGCGTTGGGTCGCGTCAAGCGGCTGCCTCCGCTCAAGCGGTTCATCCGCCCGGTGCGTAGTGAGATGACGCCGGAAGAGTTGGACAAGAAAAAGCGCGAGTTTGAGGCGATGAAGGAGAACAGTGACAGACGGCGGCGAGGAACTCGGAAAAGCACAGATACCGATTCGGGCGACGCTGGACAAGCTGGACGGCGACCTGGAGCAGGCCCGCAAAAAGGTCGAGAGTAGCCTCGGCGGGACGCTCGCGTCTATCGGCAATAAGGTCGCCGACATCGGCAAGGCGGTGGTCATCGGCGGCGCGGTGGCGGCGGCTACCGCTATAGCCGGCATCGGCGTGGCGGCGTTCAACGCGGGGATGCAGTTGGATGACGCCTACGACAAGATCGCTGTGGGCACGGGGGCCACGGGCGAGGTGCTGGACGGCCTGAAAGAGGATTTCAAGGCCGTATTCAAGGATGTTCCCGCCGATGCCGAAACCGTCTCCGGGGCCATCACCGAACTCAATTCGCGTTTGGGAGCCACCGGCCAACCGTTACAGGATATGGCCAAGGGCCTGACGCTTTCCGCCAAACTCATGGGCGGCGACGCCACGGCCAATGCCGCACAACTCGCCAAGATGATGGGTTCCTGGGGACTCTCCAACGAGGAGGGCGCGGCGACGCTGGACAAGCTGTTCGTGGCTACGCAGAAGTCGGGTATCAGCCTGGAGCAACTGACCGGGAGCGTCCAGACGTATGGCCCGGCGCTGAGGACCATGGGTTTCGGCCTGGATGAATCCATTGCCTTGATGGCCAACTTCGAGAAAGCCGGCATCGAGTCGGGTCAGGTGATGGCCGGGATGAAGCTGGCCGCGGGCAAGTTCGCCAAGTCGGGCGTGGATGTCAAGACCGGCTTCCTGGGGGCCATTGACTCTATCAAGAACGCCAAGAGCTCGACCGAGGCGCTCAGTCAGGGGATGGAACTCTTCGGAGCGCGGGCGGCTCCGGCGATGGTCGACGCAATTCGTTCGGGGAAGTTCGCACTTGAGGACATGGTGGGGGCCCTGCAGAATTCCGAGGGGGCCATCGAGAACACCTCCAAGGCTACCGAGGACTGGCCGGAGAAGTGGGCCAAACTCAAGAACGTGGCCACCGTGGCCCTGGCTCCCATCGGCACGGCCCTGATGGATATCGCCGGGAAGATCCTGGACAAGGCCGGGCCCGCGCTGGAGACCCTCGCCGGGATCATCGAGCGCGATGTTGTGCCCTTTATAGAGAACGTGATCCTGGCCATCGAGACCATGATCGCTGGGGACTGGGACGCGCCGTGGGATGAACTGTTCCCGCCGTGGATCGCTGACACGATCACCACGGTCATCTCAACAGTACAAGGCCTCATCCCCGCTTTTCAGGAAGCGTTCGCCTTCATCTCTGCCAATGCCACGCCCATCCTGGCCGGACTGGCGGCGATGCTCTTGACCGTGCTGGTTCCCGCGTTCTGGGCCTGGGCCACAGCGGCGGCGGCAACGGCTATCGCCAACCTGCCGTTGATCGCCCTGGTGGTAGCCATCGGCGCGGCGGTGGCCCTGCTGACCGCTGCCTGGATCAACGACTGGGGCGGAATCCGCACCACATTGACTGAGTTCTGGACGAACACCGCACAGCCCATCTTTGAGCAGTTGAAGGCATGGCTGGAAGTCAACATCCCTATAGCCATACAGGCCCTATCCAACTTCTGGACGGGGACGCTGGTTCCGGCATTCCAGGCGGTATCAGGGTTCATCACGGGGACGCTGATCCCGATCTTTCAGACCGTGGCCGGCTGGTTGGGCACCAATATCCCCGCGGCGACAGCGGCCACCTCCAACTTCTGGTCAAACACGCTGCTCCCGGCCCTGCGTTCCGTGTGGGACTTCCTATCCACCAACGTCGTGAACATCTTCACCACGGTGCGCGATTGGCTGCAGACGACCATCCCCGCGGCGACGAAGACGCTGAGCGGCGTCTGGGAGAATACGCTGCTCCCGGCGATCACCGCAGTATGGGACTTCCTCGACCAGTACATCATCCCTATCTTCAGGATGGTGGTGGACATCAACATCGCCCTGATGAATCTGGCCCTGCAGGCCCTGGCTGGATTCTGGGAGAACACCCTACTCCCGGCACTGACCACCGTCTGGCAGTTCATCCAGGACAACGTGATCCCCATCTTCGAGGCGCTTACGGTGGATGGCCTGGACGCGACGAAGGCGGCATCCTCGGCGCTATCCGGTCTGTGGACGAACACGCTGCAACCGGCGCTCAAGAAGGTCAGCGATTTCCTGAATGCTACGGTACTGCCGATCTTCAAGACCGTGAAGGACTACATCTCTGACAACTTTGGCCCGGCGGTGAAGTGGCTGGCTGATACTGTCTTCCTGGGTCTCAAGATCGCCATAGACGGCATCAAGGGCGTACTCAATTGGTTCTACGACAAACTGAAAGCGCTCAAGGACTTGATCGCCTCGATCAAGCTGCCCGACTTTTTGGAGACTGGCAGCCCGACGCCGCTGGAGCTGGGGATCATTGGGATAAACAGCGCGCTTCGGGAGATGAACAGTCTGTGGAAACAGACAGCGAACCAGGAGCTGATGCGCATGGGCGCGATGATGCCGGCCATGCCGAGCCAGCCGACGCTTGCAGGGATGCCCCTGACGGAGCGGGTGACGGTGGAGGTCAACGGGAATGGCGGAGCGACGCCGGGGGCGGGGAATGTCTATAACCTGGCCGTGACCTACCAGGATACGGAGAGCGAGTCTGACCTGTATCACACCGTGCGAATGCTACAGTTACTGGAGGTTTGATGCCTGAAACCTATACGCTTACAGGAGTTGGCACAGGAGACCATATCGACCTGATCCTGCCCAATGTACGGTTGCGCAGCGTGGAGGGGTTGGGAATGCCCGATGTAAAGCATTTCACTGAGGATTATGCTCAGCAGGAGGGCGAGGCGTACCTGGGGAGCCGTCTCAAACCGCGGCATCTCATGTTCAATTTTCAACTGGTATATGATACCGAGGCCGATCTTTGGACTGCCCGCGACGATCTGATGCGCGTGGTCAGCGTGCTGGAGGATGGGGTCTACCTGACAGTAACTACGCCTAACGGAGATGTACGCGAGATCGTCGTGCGATACAGCGGCGGATTGAGTTTGCCCCGCTCTCTGGAGCATAACCTCTCACAGCAAGTATGCGTGCTGGAATGTATAGCCCATGACCCGCTATTCTATGATCCGTCCACAGTAACGCTTTCGTACATCTACACTGACGTGGGTAACAACCTGCCTTTCGATAACCTTGGTTCATGGATCACCTATCCTGAGTTTCTCATTGGGGGGCCGCTGGATGCGCCGATCATACACCATGGGTCCGAAATACTAGATCTGTCGGCCTTTAATATTGCTGCGGGCCGCTCAGTACACATCGACCTGCGCCCAGGTCACAAGACCATAACTGAGTCCGTAGTGGGCAATATCCTGCCCTATCTCACCGAGGCGAGTGATCTTGCCACGTTCTGTTTCGAGCCGGGAGGCAACGTTTTCAGGCTTAACGGCACCGGGGAGACGGCGGCGACGACCTTCGCCGTGGCTTTCCAAAATCTTTATGTGGGGGTGTGAATGACTGTCTTCTGGGAGGCGTGGCTCAGGAACCCAGCGGGAGATCGCGTGGCCGTGTTCGAGGGTTTTCCGCACCTGGTGATCAATGCTCGCGTAAACGCCCCCGGAGCATACGCGCTGGAGCTTGCCGGGAATGACACTCGCATCCCGCTATTCGAGTTGGATGGGCAGCTTGAGTTCTGGCGGGTCGATACAGCGCGGAGCATCCCACGTTACCTGGTATTCGAGGGCCTGCATTGCGATTCTGAGGATGCCTACGATGCGGATGGGATAGAGTCCTATGTATCCAGTGGCCCCGGCTACAACCAGTTATTGAGACGGCGCATCATTGACGCATATTCGGGCGGGCCGGGGGCGGCAAAGGATGGGGTTGCGGAGACGGTCATCAAGGAGTTCGTCGAGGAGCAGTGCGGGGCGACGGCGGGGGCCAGGGCCATCGCTGGATTCATTGTTGATCTGCCTTCTGGGGGAACCGGCAACCTGGTGCGCCTGGCGCGGGCCTATCGCTACGTGCTCGACGTGTGCCAGGAGATAGCAGCCATTGGCGGCGGCGACTTCGCCGTGGTGGGCACGGGGGGCGCTACCTATGAGTTCCAATGGTATGACGGGCAACTCGGTGCAGACCGCTCGGCCACGGTCATCTTTGCCATAGAGTGGGGCAACATGGGCCGGCCGAAGCTGGTGCGCAGGCGGACGAATGAGGTCAATGCCGTGCTGGTCGGCGGTCAGGGCGACGGCGTAGCCCGCACGACCGTATGGCGGACGGATCCGACGCGCATCGCCGATAGCCCGATCAACCGCCGGGAGTTATTCATTGACCAGCGGCAGGATGCTGATACTGACGGCCTCAATTTCACTGGAGACCGGACGCTGCAAGACGGCCTATCGCCCTATCAATTGAGTTTCGATGTGCTGCAAGTACCCTCGTGTCTCTATGGCCTGCACTACTTCCTGGGCGACCTGGTGACGGTCAAGTTCAAGACCTACCAGGCGGTGCAAGAGGTGATCGGCCTCGATTTCACCGTGGACGGCAACGGGGAAAAGATCAAGGTGATTCTGGGAGACCCGCCAGAGGAGTACGGCACGTGAGCGAGATCCTGGATCGCATCATGGGGCAGGTGTCCGCCATCGCCCGGCGCGTGGCCCACCTGGAGACGCTGGAGGGCGGTGGGGGCGGGGCTGGGCCGCACACGCATGCCCGACCGCGCACCATCGTCTTCGAGTTCGTCGGCACGTTGTCTCTGGCCACGGGCACGATCCGCATCTACCCCGATGGCACCTGGGTGATCGACAAGGTGTGGATCTCGGTGAGCGTGGCCCCCACGGGGGCCAATATCATTGTGGACGTGCATAAGAACGGCACGACGATCTTCACCACGCAGGGCAAACGCCCGCAGATCGCTGCCGGCGGGTACACGGATGAGTCGGATACGCCAGACGTAACGGCGTTGACCAAGACGGACTATTTGACGATGGACGTGGATCAGGTGGGTAGCACGATAACCGGGCAAGACCTGACCGTACACGTTCGGGCAACGGAGACAGTATGACAACCTATTACGTTCGGACTTCGATGGGCGCTGATGGGAATACCGGGTTATCGGCAGCGCTGGCTTGGAAAACGATAGACAAGGCAGCTAACACCGTAGCCGCTGGCGACCAGGTGTACATCGGCGCCGGCATCTATCGAGAGACTGTCACGATGGACACCCCCGGCGCTGCCGGGTCGCAGATCTCATTCATCGGCGACTTTGATGGCTCGCAGACCGGCGATGCTGGCCTGGTGATTATCACCGCATATGATGAGGAGGGTTTCTCTGGCGTGGTTCGTGCAGATGCGGTGGCCTGGGGCCAGAACGAGTTCATCATTTGGAAGAACGTGATCTTTATTGGTGGGACGAACGGTCCAGCAGTGAACGGTACAGTTGGGGCGAACTTGGCTTGGGAAGGCGTGGAGTTCCATAACTGTGTGATGGTGCCAGGATCATGGGCGAGTAGACTTGGGCTGTATTTGCCTATAGGAACGGGTGCAACTCCGGCAACGGCAGGGCTGCTCGTTAGCGCATGTGTTCTCATGGGGCCAATCAACCTCGTGGCTATCAACAACGATGCGGCCCACCTCAACCTCAAGATCGTCGTTCAGGGGTGTTTGGGAATAGGTAACCTGACGACGAACGACGGTCTTGTTATGATGTCTCGCGCAAGTAGTACGAAACTCTACTCCGCTGCTGGTATTACAATCAAGAATTGTACCATCACAACTTATGGCTTTGGGTTTATTGTGGACACCAGCAACAAGAATACAGGTACCCCAAACGCCATATACAATAGCGTCGCTATCAATTGCAACTATCTATCGAGCGGCTCCGCGACCGCTGGTGCAACCCTAGCAATTGAATGTATCGCTAGTGGATTCGGCTCAGGTTGGTCTAACATAACATGCTATAACTGTCGGGAGGTCCCGCTTTTGATAGCCGGACTACACGATGCCCTTTACATGAAAACTTACGGGCACTCACCCTTCCGACCGTGGGAGATCATGCAGGTTCCTGGCGGTTATCAGCCGATGGGGGTCAACCAGGGCCACGAGACGTATCTACCTTCGGTTGACCTCTATGGAGATGGTTATTTGGAGTCAGCCCCAGGACTTCTCTATACCTACTTTGACGGGCACGACGGAATCTCAGACCCCAACGCGAAGTGGTCGTCTGATGCGAACGCTCGCGATGAAAGTATAACTTCACAAGCCGGCACGGCAACGATAGGCTCAGCGGCAAGCAACTTCCTTCTGGTTGAGGGTATTCTAACCCAAGGCAGAGCAAATGGGGTCATAACCCAAGTTCGGGCTAGGACATTTGGTTACTGTACCTCAGTGACCGAAACGCTTATCGTTACCGTTTACACGAATGGGTTGGCAGAGACCTTGGGAAATACTTCGCAGACCAACCAAACTACGCAGGCATGGAGCGCCTGGGTCACACTGGCCGCTCCTGGTGCTGGATGGACCTGGGCTACGTTGCAGGCGTGTGAGTTCAAGGCCTGGAAAACTGGGGCTGGAGTCAGTGGAGTCAACCTGGCTATGGTAGAGGTGGAGGTCACCTGTGGGGCAGAGGGAAGCTTGGGAACGGTGGCTGTGCGAAACCGGCCATATAAGGAGACTGTTACGCCGCGCACCGGCGTCAACGCCATGCACTTCACCGGCGCGGGATGGCATGACCTGCTGATCCCGGTCAACGCCGTGGCTACGACGGTGACGGTCTACGGGCGTTTCGACGGCAACTATGGCGGGGCCAGCAAGCCGCAGATGATCGCCATGAACATCCCCGGCCAGGCCAACCAGACGGCGACGATGACCGCAGCGGCCAATACCTGGCAGCAGTTGACCGTGAACTTTACGCCGACGGCGCAGGGCATCTGCCGGGTGCGGCTGAAGTCGAGAGATACCGGGCCGAACGGGTTGTGCATCTTCGATGATCTGAGGCGAGCGTGATCGACTTCGGGGATTTCGATTACTGGTATTTCGGGGAACTGGTGGACGACCCGCCGGACGGCGTGGGCACCGGGTGCATGGACTACTGGCAATTTGCAGAGTTGCCGGACATCTACGCTGACAGCAACCCGCCGGCAACCGCGAGACTACGCGTATGGATAATGTGAGATGAGATGCCTGACAGTGGCACCTTTGATTATTGGTACTTTGATGAGCTCACCCATAATCCGCCGGATGGTCTCTGGACCGGTGCGATGGATCACTGGCTGGTCGGGGAGCTTCCAGAGATCTATGCCGACCTCGGGCCGAGGCCGCCGGTCTCTATCGGCTGGGGTCAAATCCTACTGGTCAACACCGGAACCTGGGCCGCGCCGGTCTTCGAGCCGCTGGCAGAGCAGCGCGTGGTGGATTTCGGAGAGGGGTCTGAGCCGATTGACTGGTCATCCAAGGATAGCCGCTTCCGGCGGATCATGCCGGGGCGGTACTCTTCCGACGTTTCCGCCGGGGGGCTGTACGTGCCGGGTGACCCGCCCTATCTGGCCCTGCAAGGGGCGATGCGCGGGCACGAGTTGATTCTGATTCGGCGCTGGGAGGATGGGGTGCCGATAGAGGATGCGATTGCGCTGGTCAAGGCGATCTCGATTGACGCCCCGGACAACGATGTAGGCTTGATGGCTGTGGGGTTGGTTGTGGACGGCTGGTGGTTTCCGGCTGTACCATGAGTGATATTGGTGTGCTCTCCCTGACCGCCGCGCTGACGTGGGGCCTGTGGCGGGCGCTGGGGGAGTGGGGGGACATGGCGGCGTGCTGGGTGGTGGCCTGGGCGTGGTGGATGGGTAGGATGATGAGGGGAGTATGAGACTGCGATGGCCTCTGGCAGACCACGCGGGGCATATCTCGCAGCACTACCGCGAGAACCCGTATCTCTACGGCTATAGCGCCGCTGGCCACACAGGGCTTGATTTCGGGGCCGTTACCGGGACGCCGGTTGTCGCCTGCCATGCGGGGATTGTGGCCACCGGGAAGAGTCCGACGTTCGGGATCTATGCGAAGGTGATCGGCAGTCCGTTCACCACGCAATACTCGCATCTCTTGCGGCTGAGGGCAACGGATGGTGTGGCGGTACGGCCGGGGACAGTGATCGGCTATGTGGGTTTGTCGGGCAACAGCACGGCCAGTCACCTGGATCTCATGCTGTGGGTGAACGGCACGCGCTGCGACCCGGAAATCTACCTGGAGGATGAGATGCCCAGTAAACTCTCGTGGCACTTCCAAAACACGACGCCATGGATGGCGGCGGTGGTCAATTCGACGCCGGCCCTGTACGTCAAGCAGATGTTCTATAGCGGCGATGAGCCGGACGCTTTCCCCAACAAGCGCACTGTGGCCCGCATCTGGGTCGGCGGCGACGGCATCGAGCATCGCTACATCGATCAG